GTGGCACGGACAACACGCCCCCTGACCAACACCGAAGTTCTTCGAACTAAAGCTTTAGAGAAGGATCTGACGCTGCATGACGGCGACGGGCTTTTCCTGATAGTAAAAACAAGTGGTAAGAAGCTTTGGCGTTTTCGCTATCAACGTCCGGCTACAAAACAGCGAACAATGATAGGTCTCGGCGCTTTCCCCGCCCTATCACTTGCAGATGCACGTGGCTTACGAGCGGATTACCTTGCCTTGTTAGCTAATGGCATCGACCCCCAAGTTCAGGCCGAAGTTGTTGAAGAACAACAACAGATAGCACTAGACAGTATTTTTTCGACTGTTGCGACCAACTGGTTCCAGCTTAAAAGCAAAAGCGTTACCTCTGATTACGCAAATGACATTTGGCGTTCACTGGAAAAAGACGTATTTCCAGCTATCGGGGAGACCCCTGTCCAGCAAATCAAAGCCCGAACACTGGTTGAAGCCCTTGAACCAATAAAAGCTCGTGGGGCGCTAGAAACTGTACGTCGATTGGTACAGCGCATTAACGAGATAATGATTTATGCCGTAAACACTGGTCTGATTGATACCAACCCTGCATCAGGTATTGGTATGGCATTTGAGAAACCCAAAAAGCAAAACATGCCAACACTACGACCAGAAGAGTTACCGAAACTCATGCGTTCTTTGATAATGTCGAATCTCTCTGTTTCGACTCGCTGCCTAATTGAATGGCAACTCCTGACTCTCGTGCGCCCCTCTGAGGCTTCTGGCGCTCGATGGGTAGAGATCGATCTCGATGCCAAACTTTGGACGATCCCGGCCGAACGGATGAAGGCAAAGCGTGAACACATCGTACCTCTATCTCCTCAGGCATTAGATATTCTGGAAGTGATGAAACCAATCAGTGCTCACCGTGAACATGTTTTTCCCAGTAGAAATGACCCTAAGCAACCAATGAATAGTCAGACAGCTAATGCTGCACTTAAACGGATTGGTTATGGTGGGAAATTAGTTGCTCACGGGTTACGCTCCATCGCAAGTACTGCACTCAATGAAGCCGGATTTAACCCTGATGTTATAGAAGCAGCTTTAGCACATTCAGACAAAAATGAGGTTCGGCGAGCATATAACCGTTCAACATATCTTCTAAAAAGAATTGAATTAATGAACTGGTGGGGGGAATTAATTAGAGTTTCATTTAGGTAAAAACGTGGTGGTGATAAATCACCACCATCCTTATACTTAATTAAGCTCTTTAAATTTATCACGTAACATGCTGAAATGCTGCTCGCCGATTTTATAATACTCGTCTAGAATACCATTAATAGCCACACTATTTATAATAAAGATATACTTACCTTTGCTTTTTGCCAACGCCTTTATTTTTTCTTTTTGCAGTTCGTTTGTTGCTTCACAGCAGGCCAACAAACAAACTGATGTTTTAATAACATCCATTTCTTGAGTTAGGCTTTCTAGATAATTTTCATTAATATGAGAACTTGACATTACAATGTTAACTAAAATTTTCTCAGCAGGAATCTCAAAAACTGAGAAATCAAAAAAGAATCCCGCACGAGATTCATTCAACATTGTAAATCTATAATCATTCATATTCCCACTTATCAAGCACGGATAAAAAAGAGATGGATAAAATATAGTCAGAAATATTTTTTTAAGGCTGTCAACATATAATTGCTCATCATTTTCTTTTATTGAAAGCTTGAGATTCTCAATATCTGATGATAGTGGACTAGTTACAGCCCCTGTTGAATCATCAAAGCTTTTATGGGGAAGCGGCGGCGGTGGTGAAAGCAATAGCTCTTCTTTGTATTGCTTTATTGCGTCAGGATATTTTACTATCTGTTCCTCAATGAATCCCTTAGACTGCCCAAATTCTTCGATAATCTTTTTAGCGGTTACTGTTTGCTTCCCTTTTAAAAGAGTTACAAGTGCAGAGCCTGCTTTAATATGTTCAGCTCTAATTTCTGGGATTATATATCTCCGATAAAATTTAGAGTGTGAATACGCTATCTTTTCTCTCGCCAGTACTTTTGGAATAAGTATAACTTCTTCACCATTGTAAATAGGAAGCTTGAATGTTCTTTTCACCCAGCGCCCACTATTCGGATCCCACAAACGAATACCAGAAACATCTGACGTATCTACATTATAAAACTCACAAATCTTTTGTGTATATTCTATAAACGGAAGCTTAAGTATATTACATACAGAATCAGATATCCTGTCAGATGCAATCCCGTCAATAGTTAATGCTGTATCCTCAAGATCATGAAGTAATCCTGATTGAGCTGCCTTACTTTTTTTCAATGAATCCAGAATTAACTCTGCCGTTTTTACCCCTAAGGCTTTACCAGAGGATTTTTTAGAAGAATATCCGAGATGAAATGAATTTGATTCTTTCAAAGAAGACAATAATATTCCAGCTCTTTTAAGATCTCCGTTCTTTATACTAGCAAGAACGTCTGCGAAATAATCTTGAATTAATTTTTCAAGACTACCTCCCCAATTTGTTTTTAAGGCTCGAATAGATGTCGGATCTATAAAAAATTGTAAGTCAGTATCCAATGGGATATCGATAAAATCTAAATTTGATTGCTGAAATTCCATATTAAAAGATTCAGAAAACTTCATACAGCACTCCTTACTTTAAACATCTGACAATGGGAACCCTCTCATTTGTATTACATTAGGAAAAAGATCACAAGGTGGTCATATTAAAGTTGTTTTAAAAATCACAAAAACAAAACATTATTCATTAATATCAACAACATAAACCAAAAAAAAATACTTATTGAACACCGTAGCAACTATTATCATAATCAATTATATATTCACGACCCACTGCTCCTGCGCCCTTCAGATACGCATTACATTGCACTAATCCCTTCCAAACAAATATCGCACTCAATCGAGTGCCGTTGGGTGATCCACTAAGTCTGCGAATTTAAATGCACATTGTTGATAGCGCGCAATGCTCTCCCCGCCCCGCCTGCCCGCTTAATGGGTCGCTTTTAATGCAGGTGCAAAGATGGTCTCAGGCCGCGCCACGACTGGCGCTGGTCTGGCATGCCGGAGCGAGAAAACGCATGCAAAACCATGCACCTTATGGATGCATGGCTTATTTCGTTAAAAATAGCGGGATTTACGAGGATTTTTTGACAGGCTACTGCGCGACCAGTCCGGCGCGTCGACGGGTGTAAATCATGTTCTGTGCAGGGGTGAATTTTTCACGATTATCATCCCGCGAAGGCGCGTCAGGCCTGTATCCGATGGCCGTTAAAATATCTTTATCCTGTGCAGAATAATTAATGTCATTTCCAGCGGTCAGCCAGACGGAAAGAGCTTCTCTCAGGTAAGAGGCTGAACGGTCAAGCGCGCGGTTTTTTATCATCGCGGGCTGGTTTTTAATCCCCATCAGCTCCGGTGCCAGTGCGGCGGTCAGCTCTGCGCCGTTCTGCTGCATAAAATCATGCAGCCGGTTACGGATGCTGATGCGCTGCACCTCCTCATGCGAGAAGATGTAGCGACCGGCGGCCTGATTAACTTCCCACTTTTTTACGTCAATCAGGTCGCGCAGCGACTGTAATCTGCGGGAACCTGATGCATTGTCATCCAGCAATAATTCCTGATATTCCCGCTCTGCGGCGGCCAGTTCGGTTTTACGGTTCAGCCACGCGGTTTTGTTCGTCTGGCAGGCTTCAAAAGCCTGTTGTAATGTCAGGGTGGTCACGGGTTGTCTCTCCTGATTAATGGCGGAACGGCGAGCTGTAGCAGCCTTTTACCCGACGGGGTGCAGGGGCTGTTGGTACCGGCGCGGGTTTCTCATCGACGACCGGCGAACGTATCACTTCAAAGATGGACTCATGCGTTTTGAATGTCGCCGAGCAGTGCACATTCTGACACTGCAGGTAACTTTCTTTGACGCTCTCAGACATATAGCGGCTGGTGCGGACGTGAGCCGCCGTGCGGCAGAAAGGGCAGCGCATCATGACAGTAGCCCCCGTGCTTTCAGGTCGGCTTCACGTTCCCGCATTTTTTCCTGCCAGAATTTCCGCTGAACGGGCGTGGCCGCAACGTCATGCTCCATATGCGGCATCGTGGAGGCCGACAGCCCTGTTTTAAACAGCACCGGTTCATCGGTCAGACGGATATTGCAGCCCTTCACGGCCTGTTCAAGCCACGCTTTCACCTGCTGCATTACAACTTTTTCCGGTTCGATATATCCCTGATGCCCGGTCGTATTAGCAAGCGGATTATTCAGAACCAGTATGTTGAGTTTCATTGCTCTGATGAGGGCACCGCAGCTTTCACGCAGGGCAGCATCAAGTTCATGCTCTGCATACTGACTGAGGACGCCGTGATGTGCCTGACGGTATGCTCTGGCCGTGCGGTCACAGGCTCCTTTGAGCCTGTCCAGCTCAAAAGACAGTACCTCGTTCATGCTGTCACATTCCTGCGCCAGTTCCCGCCGTGCCACGCGCGCCAGATGGCGTTGTTTAAGCTCGTCGGTAATGACAGCACCACCGGCACGAAAGGCGGCGCGCCATGCGCCGGAATCATTGCCGTTTTCCTGCTCCAGTTCATTTTTTTGCGTTTGCACCTGGCTGATGGCCGTCGTGGTTTCATCCATACGGCTGGCATTGGCGAGATGCGCCGAGCGGGCAGTCTCAAGGCGTTCCATTGCAGGTTTAAGGTAGTCGGGAATAACAGCGGTATGAGTCATGTCGGGTCTCCTCTTCGTTTCAATCTGAGGAGATTCTGCCGCGCCGGACACAACAACACGATTCATTGCCGTTGTGGCAAAAATGGCACAAACAGCACTCAAAACCCGGCTGGCCAGAGAAAGGTCTCAGGAAAACCTTACTCACTGTTTGTTTTTTTACTTATAACTATTCACTACTGTTCACTGAAAAGAAAAAGATAAGTAATACAGTCAGATAAAGGGTGAACAGTTGAGGGTGTAACTGTTCACCGACTGTTCACTACTGTTCACCCTTCTGTTTTTATCTGCCGATACCATTTAGACTTTATTTTGATTAAAAATCGAAAATATATAACTAAAGGAAATAGAAATTGCTGCATTGTAATGCAGTGATTTGCATCTGTTTGCCAGCGTTTGCCTTTGTTTGCCATAGCGAAAAGTCAATGTTTGTTTCCACGAAAATCTCACATGACCTGAGGAAAAATATAGACATAATAAGGAGCTACCCGAAGCCGGACGGACACGACCGGCACTGTATGGACTTTGTGAGGTAGCCCGATGCACACCGCTTTTTCTTCCCCGTCTTCCGCCCCTGCCGCGCCGTTGATGCAGGTTTCTGATACCGTTCACGAGCGCTTTATCCGTCTGCCCGAAGTGATGCATTTATGCGGCCTGTCCCGCTCGACCATTTACGACCTCATCAGCCGGGAAGCCTTCCCGAAACAAATCTCCCTCGGTGGTAAAAACGTGGCGTGGGCGCAGTCTGAAATCACCGCATGGATGACTGACCGCATTGCCGAACGCAACCGGGGTTATGACGCATGATGATGACCATTCAGCAAACAGCCCCTTTTTCTGGCTTGCTTCTTTTTATCGTTTCCAGGTATAGTTTTCCCGCTGTCGCAAAATCGGCAGCCGGGCGTGGAAACCCGAGTAATCTAACGGCGACACCTGACGCGCCATGCGTCTTTTTTTGTGTCTATGCTCTCGTGCACCTGTTACTTGCGCAATGGTTTCATGACCTTTGCAGCTATCGAGTAATGGTGGCTCAGGCGGGGCCGACTTCGGTCGGGCCGGTATCCGTTAGAGCCGGTATTTCCACCCCCGTCTGGGCTACCACCACTGAGCGTGGAAACTCCGGTGGTAGCATAACCTGCTATCTAACGGAGGTTGCCCTTATGGCTACGATCCTCACCCCGTCATACCCGCAGTTTGTCTTTGTGTTTGCCGCTGTTCGTCGCGCAGACCGTAAACCCCGTATCTGTATGCTTCGCACCGTTGCCGGTGATGAACAGGCCGCACGTCTTTCCCTCGTTCGCGATTACGTCCTCTCGTTCGCTGGTCGTCTGCCGGTTGCGGAGGTGCGCGCATGAGACACACCACCATTACCGCCCGTGACCTCGAATGTCTGGAGCATATGCGCAACGTCGGCCAGCTCGTCAATGAGCTGATGCAGGTGCAGGACTGCGCCACCGTTCGTCGCGACCCGGTGCAGCAGTCACAGCTCACCTCGGTGATTTACCTCATGACCGCCCAGCTTGACGGCGTGGTAGAGCGCTGCAATCAGCGCTGGCTGACCGGGGAGGGCAACGTATGAAAAATCCATTACCGCCCGTATTACGCGCCGCGCTGTATCGTCGCGCCGTGGCCTGTGCCTGGCTGACCCTGTGCGAACGCCAGCACCGCTATCCGCACCTCACCCTCGACGCGCTGGAAAGCGCCATTGCCGCCGAGCTGGAGGGCTTCTACCTGCGCCAGCACGGAGAGGAAAAAGGCCGCCAGATTGCCTGTGCACTGCTGGAAGATTTAATAGAAGCCGGGCCACTTAAGGCCGCACCGTCGCTGTCCTTTCTCGGGCTGACCGTGATGGATGAGCTTTGCGCCCATCATATCACCGCACCGGTACTGCACTGAGGGAGAAAATAAACATGAAAATGAACGTAACGGAAACGGTAAAACAGGCCTGCGGCCACTGGTCGCGTATTCTCCCGGCGCTGGGTGTGAAGGTGATTAAAAACCGCCATCAGGCCTGTCCGGTGTGCGGCGGCTCTGACCGTTTCCGCTTTGACGATAAAGAGGGACGCGGGACGTGGTTCTGCAACCAGTGCGGCGCGGGTGACGGGCTTAAGCTGGTTGAGAAGGTATTTGGCGTGTCGGCCTCCGAGGCCGCCGGAAAGGTGGATGCCGTGACCGGCAACCTGCCGCCGGTTGCCCTGGAAGTGATTGCGGCCGCAGAAGCAGAAACGGAGGCTGACCGCAAAGCGGCGGCCGCGCTGGCCGTAAAGCTCATGGAGAAAACCCGACCGGCCAGCGGCAACGCCTACCTCACCCGCAAGGGATTCCCCGGTCATGAGTGTGTCATGTTGACGGCCATACACAAAACCGGCGGCGTGACGTTCCGCGCCGGTGATATGGTTGTCCCGCTGTATGACAATGCCGGGGCGCTGGTTAACGTTCAGCTTATTAATTCTGACGGTCTCAAACGCACCCTGAAAGGCGGGGCGGTAAAAGGAGCGTGTCACACCATCGAAGGGAAAAAACAGGCGGGAAAACGCCTGTGGGTTGCGGAGGGCTATGCGACCGCGCTCACCGTACATCACCTGACCGGGGAAACCGTCATGGTGGCGCTGTCCTCCGTGAACCTACTTTCTCTGGCGAGCCTTGCCCGTCAGAAACACCCGGCCTGTCAGATTGTCCTCGCCGCCGACCGTGACCTTAACGGCAACGGCCAGAGTAAAGCCGCTGCGGCCGCAGACGCCTGCGAGGGCATTGTCGCCCTGCCGCCGGTGTTCGGTGACTGGAATGATGCGTTTATGCAGAAAGGTGAAGAGGCCACGCGGAAAGCCATTTATGACGCCATCCGGCCTCCGGCTGACAGCCCTTTCACTACCATGAGCGAAGCGGAATTTACCGCCATGAGCACCAGTGAAAAGGCAATGCGGGTGCATGAACATTACGGCGAAGCGCTGGCCGTGGATGCGAACGGCCAGCTCCTGTCCCGATATGAGGCAGGAATATGGAAAATCATTCCCCCGTCGGATTTTGCCCGCGACGTGGCCGGGTTGTTTCAGCGTCTGCGCGCCCCGTTCTCGTCGGGGAAAATTGCCTCAGTGGTGGAGACCCTGAAACTGATTATTCCGCAGCAGGACGCCCCTGCGCGCCGTCTGATTGGCTTTCGCAACGGCGTACTCGATACCGCCACCGGCACATTCAGCCCGCACCATAAATCACACTGGCTGCGCACGCTATGTGATGTTGATTTCACCCCGCCGGTGGAGGGCGAAACGCTGGAAACCCACGCCCCTCATTTCTGGCGCTGGCTTGACCGCGCTGCCGGTGGCAAACCGGAAAAACGCGATGTGATTCTGGCCGCGCTGTTTATGGTTCTGGCGAACCGTTACGACTGGCAGCTCTTTCTCGAAGTCACCGGCCCCGGCGGGAGCGGAAAAAGTATTCTGGCCGAAATTGCGACCATGCTTGCCGGGGAAGATAACGCCACGTCGGCTACCATCGAAACGCTGGAATCACCACGTGAACGTGCTGCGCTGATTGGCTTCTCGCTGATTCGTCTGCCTGACCAGGAAAAATGGAGCGGTGACGGGGCAGGACTCAAGGCCATCACCGGCGGGGATGCGGTCTCGGTAGACCCGAAATACAAGGATGCATACTCCACCCATATTCCGGCGGTGATTCTGGCCGTGAACAATAACCCGATGCGCTTTACTGACCGCAGCGGCGGCGTCTCACGGCGCCGGGTGATCCTGCATTTCCCGGAACAGATTGCCCCGGAGGAACGCGACCCGCAGCTCAGGGATAAAATCGCCCGCGAGCTGGCCGTGATTGTGCGCCAGCTAATGCAGAAGTTCAGCGACCCGATGACCGCCCGCACCCTGCTCCAGTCACAGCAGAATTCCGACGAGGCGCTCAGCATCAAGCGCGACGCCGACCCGGCATTTGATTTTTGTGGCTATCTGGAGGCACTGCCGGATCCTGACGGTATGTATATTGGCAATGCTAACATCATCCCGCGTCAGCCGCGTCTGTATTTGTATCATGCCTATCTGGCGTACATGGAAGCCCACGGCTACAGGAATACACTCAGCCTTACCATGTTCGGTAAAGGACTGCCAGCCATGCTGAAAGAGTACGGGCTGAGTTATGAAAAGCGCCGTAAAAATCAGGGCATACAGACCAATCTCACACTCAGAGAGGAAAGCAACGCCGACTGGCTACCAAAATGCGATGACCCCATAGCGAAATAACCTTCCCTGACCGGCATCGCCGGTCTTTTTTTACCTGCAAAACGGCAAAAGTGAACAGTAAAGTGTTCACTGTTCACCGACCATTCACCGATTAAGCCACTGAATATTAAAAATAAAAATACCTAGTGAATAGTGTGAACAGTTTTTCTAAAAAAAAGTTTTTTTCTTGATGTGATCTATCCAAAAACAGGTTCACTTAACCGCAGGAAGCGCTGCAACAAATTGCCATTGGTATACGCTTAGGTATACCAATGAAAGTTGAATTGGTTAAAGTCACCTAATAACAGATGATTACGTGAATTATTCAGACTCCGCCAGCCCACCAAATATTGATGTACTGAAGTTCAGTAAAGTCTACTAAGCCCGTATAGTACAAGCTCTGCGGGCTTTTTTACGTCCATTGCCGCCTGGTGAGGATTGCAGAGAACCTTACGGACACTGGAGTCAAATGACGCGGTGGGTAAAGCGGCTGCGCAATGGGTGACAGGGCAAAACGCCAAAAGTCTCACCAATAACTCCCGAAAGAATTGGAATACGAGAGTCAAAGAAAATAGAACACTCACTGAGAGTCCTGCCTGGCTGGGGCAAAGCTCGCAGTCAGACTGTCGAGCATAAAGATAAGCAGTTGCCCGTGAGACGCCAGGATGTTGGGCTACGGTATCCATAGATTTACGAAGATTCAGCAGACCTTCTTTGCGAAGCTTAATGATCAATTCTTTTCTGTCAGGTGCTTTAAGCGTCCTGGCCGTAGTGGCACGAGCAGCGGCGAAACTATCTATGCGCTGTCGAATGGTCTCTGTTCCTCCAGGAGCAATATTTTCTCACGGAATTTTTTATTACCGTAGGCGTTATTCAGCGTAGTCCGAAGACGTGATCCTGCTCACCCAGTCAAACATAACTTGCATATGATTGCCATTGGATTTCCTCACACCAACCTGACACGCATTTACACCTGTCGTTTTACCAGTCAAAACCTGTCCATACTTCATATAGATTTTGATACCGACTCCCTGTTTATAGCACTTATTGCAAATCGAGAAATAATCTCTTCTTGATGGAGTATATTGCTGAAGATTAAATTCGTCAGCCGGCACCAACGAAAGATTAAAAGCGTCATTACCTGATAATTCTTCAAGAATTGCCAGAGACTCTAATTTAACTTCAATGCGATTATTTCCTTTAGGTTTATCCGAAGCCAGAATCAAATTTTCCCTCGGATTAAACTTCGCAATGTAGCCTGTGATTATCCGGGCATGATTACTCACCAATCGAACAGGGATATCATTAAAACGTAGAAATTGAACTCGACGAGCAAGCATAGAATAATCCCGCGGCCATATTTCAGCCTCTCGCCCGTAGGAAATATCATTTACAGCTATACATTCCATAAAGATATATTCATCTATGCTGAATGAAAAAGCCCCGGATTCACGGGGCTGAATAAAACGAAATAAATTAACGTAACAGAGACAGCACGTTCTGCGGGACCTGGTTAGCCTGCGCCAGAACGGAAGTACCGGCCTGCTGCAGAATCTGCGCGCGAGACATGTTGGAGACTTCGGTCGCATAGTCGGAATCTTCGATACGGCTACGCGCTTCAGACAGGTTGTTTACGGTATTGCCCAGGTTGGTGATAGCGGAGTTGAAACGGTTCTGTACCGCACCCAGGTCAGAGCGCAGCGCATCCACCTGCGCCAACGCTGCATCAATTTTCTGCAGCGGGTTTTCGGTGGTTTTAGCGGCTGCTTCAGCCAGCTCTGGTTGTGCTTTGAAATCATGACCAGCGGCTTTGCTGGCATTGTAGGTTTTACCGTCGATAGTAACGACTTCGGTTTTACCATCTACGCCACCCAGTTGGTTAGCCGCTGTTTTGGTAGTGCCGTCAGCAGCAGTATAACTTGTGGTTTTAGCTTTAATTGCTCCTGTCGCTTCATCGTAATCTGCGGCGTAATACTTATCGCCAGCTTTAAGCGCATAACCGCCTTCAATTGTCTTACCATTTTTATCGGTATAAGACATTTTGACCAATGTCGCGGCATTAGCATCGGCAGTGTCAACGCCGCCAGCGATTAAGGCATTCTTAGCATCTGCTGAAGCAACTACCGGTGTAGTTGTTAACTCCTGTACTTCTGTTTTAGTTGTCACACCAGCAGGCATTGTGGTTTTAGTTGCGCCAGCCGCAAGGGTTACTGTACCGTCAGTAGCAACGTTAACTTCATAATCGCCATTTTTGGCGGCATCAGCACCAGTAAAGCCACCAATAGTAACAAAGTACTTGTTATTATCTGCGTCAAATTTAACCGCACCACCGGTTACAGAAGCCGTACCAGTCGTACCACCCGTAGCCGTTTTAATAGCTGCATCAGTAAGACCCGATACATCCAGTGTAGTACCATTATCGGCATAAGCTGTCGTTGTTACTGCTGTATCTTTCACATCATACGCTTTCTGCACGTTCAGTGAATCCAGACCCAGGGTCTGAGAGTTGATCTGCTTCAGATCGATATCGATAGTTTCACCGTCGTTGGCACCAACCTGGATGGTCAGGGTGTTGTCCTGCGCCAGGACTTTCACGCCGTTGAACTGAGTCTGGCCGGATACACGGTCGATTTCGTTCAGGCGCTGGGTGATTTCAGCCTGGATGGAGTCGAGGTCAGACTGGGAGTTGGTGCTGTTAGCAGACTGAACCGCCAGTTCACGCACACGCTGCAGGTTGTTGTTGATTTCGTTCAGCGCGCCTTCAGTGGTCTGCGCAATAGAAATACCGTCGTTAGCGTTACGGGAAGCCTGAGTCAGACCTTTGATGTTCGCGGTAAAACGGTTAGCAATCGCCTGACCTGCCGCATCGTCTTTCGCGCTGTTGATACGCAGACCGGAAGACAGACGCTCGATAGCGGTGCCCAGTGCGGACTGGGATTTGTTCAGGTTATTCTGGGTCAGCAGCGACAGACTGTTAGTGTTGATTACTTGTGCCAT